ATTCAGGGTGGCGTAGTCCTGATGGGGTGTCCGTACTTACGTTCTTTAAATACAACTGTCCGCGTTGCGAAAGCCGTGTTACCGGCATAGATAAATTTTGTCCTGAGTGTGGACAGGCAATAGACTGGGGGAAATGATGACACCTGAACAATTAAAAGAAGGAAACAGACTACAAGAAGAAATCGAACAGTTGGAAGAGTTGAGAAAATACGATCCTAAGATGTGTAAATTTGGATGGTTTGTAAGAACAACAAAAGAAATAAAATTTTTCCGAAGAATTGTTTGTAAGAAAAATAATGGTCTGCTTGATATTTGGGACTCTGACTATAAGTTTATTCCTGAAAGTGTTGCACAAAGATTTTTAGAAATCATTGATGATGAAATTGAAGCAAGAAAGATCATGCTTGCAGATTTGGGAGATGAATAATGACAGAATTAACGGAATTGATTTGTGGAATACTTCTATGGGTTGGCTTCTTTGCTGGAATCGTCGTAACTGCAATTGTGATAATGCTAGCAATCGTTGCAATGCAATTTATAGAGGATAAGAAAAATGACGATGAATAGCAGAACTGCAGAGGTTCACCGCCAACTGCAGAATTTTCGCAAAAACATAGAGCGCATGTTGGACGCAGGTGACCAATACGCCGAATACAAAATAAAAACGACCACAGCCAAAGGAAACCAGCCGCGACCAGAGCAGGGAGCCTCTAGTGGTTTTGCTCAAGGTCCGACACCCAGCGAGATAGAAGCGCAGCTTAAAAGATTGTACAGGAAGAAGATCCAAGCAGAAGAGAACGTAAACGACGTAGATCGCATGCTTTGCGGACTGAGTGATGAAGAGGTTGAACTGCTAGAAATGCTTTACTGGGACAAGCTGCCAGTAAGGGTAATCGCCGATGAAATGAACATCACAATTCCAGGTGTTTATTGGCGAAGAAATCAAATTCTCGACAAAATGGCTAAAAGTCTATAAAAATAAAGTGAAGTTTTTGTGTATAATGGTCAATGAAGAGAGAATGTTCGCTCTCTTCACAGTTGATTATCTGGCATAGACAAAATCAACTCCTTTCTAAATTGCAAAGTTCAGAAAACTCTAGAAGTCGGCAGGGAATAAACTCCTGTCGATTTTTAGTTTATCGATGAATGATGAACGATGAATATGTAGTATGTAGAACGAATAACTCAGACCAATCGAGAACTGCAGTGCAGATTCTAAATTCTCCAATGTTGTCGTACTTGACGGTCTGACAAGTACAGGTTCTGGTGACCTCCTTGTACAAATATCATGAGCCAGAACAGAGCGCGAAGCCATCTAGAAAGTGTGACCGTGTAACCCACGACCAACTCGCCATAGATCACGATGCAAAGACTCAGACGTGGTCGTTTTTTATTCTCAAAAGATATCAAAATGCACGATAAACGGCATAAAAGTGCCAATTAACGTGTTAAAAACCATATAAAAGTATTATTTAAGCATTCAAAAAAGCATTTTACGAGCAGAAACGGAGGGAATAACCATGAAATTCGCGCATCAAAACAGAAGAAATAATCAAACTTGGAAACAGAAATCCAAGCGAAATAGTTATAAACGCCCTGTCGCAAGCAAAAGGGACCGAAACAGAGCGAAGTCGGAAGAGTTCGGGGAAACACACATCCCCAAAAAACACACCGCCGAGAAACGCGCGGAATTGAGTCCGTGCTTCCATTGTTTCTACAGTGAGCCAGACACAGTACACATGTGTCCAGGTGTTCGATGTGCCAAATACAAGGCGTGGAAACATTCCTATCTACAGTATAGATAATATCTAAGTAGTAATAATAATTAATTACATAATATATTTAAATATATATACTATATAGGCGGAAAAAATTAAAACTTGGTCAGCAGCAAGAACAAACAAAGACCAGGAAAACAAGAAACTGAAAAACAAGAATAACGCAAGAAAACGCAAGAATAAACGCACAAAACAAAATCGTAAAACAAAACCGTGGAACACAGAAAAGGCAACAGAGCCATAACGAGTGAGCCGCGGTTTTTCAATACAGAAAAAGCAGAACTGACTAAAAGTCAAAACACGAATAAAGGCGAAAGAGCAAAAAGCAGCCTCGTGATTAAGTTCTGCACTAAAAAAGAAAGGACACACCAACGAATGATTCAAACCGAAGAAATCGTCTATCTGCAGACAGAAGACATACACCCATACCAGAAGAACCCACGCCACAACGAAAAGGCGGTTCCGTATGTTGCAAATTCAATCCGCGAGTTTGGGTTCAAGGTTCCGATTGTCGTGGATGAGAACCACACAGTAATTTGTGGCCATACCAGACTAGCGGCAGCCAAAAGCCTCGGCATTGAAGAAGTGCCGTGCATAATAGCAACCGACCTAACGCAGGAGCAAGTACAGGCGTTCAGACTAGCCGACAACAAGACAGCGGAAATAGCAGAGTGGGATGAAGAGTTGCTGCAGGACGAGCTGGACGATTTAACCGACATCTTCGACATGTCAGACTTTGGCTTTCTTGAAGAGCTAGAAGAATTAGTCCAAGAACCAGAAGCATACGAGGATGATTATGATCCAGAATTGACAGCCACACCGAATGCGGTGCTTGGCGACATATACCAGTTAGGCGAACACAGACTGATGTGTGGATCCAGCACAGATCCGGAAGATGTCGAGAAGCTGATGAATGGCGAGATTGCAGATTTATGCATTACAGATCCGCCATACAACGTCGATTATCACAGCAAGGCAGGGAACATAATGAACGACAGCATGTCGGATGATAACTTCTTTAACTTTCTGACAGATTTCTACAACAACATGCTGAACAGTCTGAAAGCAGGAGGCGTGTTTTATATCTTCCACGCCGACTCCGAAGGTGCGAACTTCAGAAGTGCTCTGAAACGAGCGGGGGGGGTAGTCAGAGAGTGCTTGATATGGGTGAAAAATTCACTCGTACTTGGCCGCCAAGATTACCACTGGAAACACGAACCGTGCCTTTATGGCTGGAAAGACGGTGGCGCCCACTTCTTCATTGACGACCGTTCACAGACGACAGTCATAGAAAACGAACCAAACTTCAAAGAGATGACAAAGGCGCAGCTGATTGAATACATCAAAGAACACCAAGACGATGGCGCAGCAAGCACAATCATTCATGAAGATAAGCCGGCAGCTAACGATTTGCACCCAACAATGAAGCCGATTAAACTGGTCGGTCGATTGATGGCGAACAGTAGCAGTCAGGGAGAAATTGTCGTGGACTTCTTCGGTGGCAGCGGTTCAACGCTGATAGCAGCGGAGCAATTGAAGCGTAAGGCTTACTTGATGGAGTTAGATCCACGCTTCGTTGATGTGATAATCGATCGCTGGCAAAAGATGACTGGCAAGAAAGCCAAACTTCTGAACGAAGAAACAAACCCAAACAGAAAAAAGAAATAACAGGAGGTACAGCGGACGGAGGTGAGCGAAACACATGGGAAGAAAGAAAGTCAAAATTGACTACGATACTGTGAAGAACTTAGCCAAAATCTGCTGCACGCAAGAAGAGATAGCGAGCGTGATGGGATGCAGCGTTAAAACCCTGCAACGCCGGAGGCAATTCAACAAAGCCTATCAAGATGGGCTGAACGACGCCAGGGCAAGCCTTCGACGGCTGCAATGGAGGTCAGCTGTGAACGGAAACATTACCATGCAGATATTTCTCGGTAAAAACCTGTTAGGCCAGCGTGATAAATTCCCAGAAGATGAACGTGCCGAGGACAAAGAAAAGGTAACGATCATCAACGACTTACCACAGGAGCCACCAAACGAAGCGCCAGAGCCACAGGAAGAGCAACGATTGACCAATTCCACCTCCGAAATGAATAACACGCCAGAAACGCACGGAAACGAGCCACAGTTGGAGGCTGAAAGTTGATGGCAAAGCGAGTACAAGAAATAAGCGGCAAGGTGGTTAGCATTCGGGACATTATCATTCCCGCATACTATTCAACGTTCAACGCCAGCAGGATATACACGCACAAGATATTCACGAGCGGCCGTGCTGGAACGAAATCAAGCCGTGCCGGCATAAGGGCGATATACAAAATTGTCAGCGATCCGCACTGTTCGGTTGTGGCACTGCGAAAGCACCACAACAAACTCAAGAAAACAATTTACAAAGAAGTCCTGCGTGCCATTGGGCGCTTGGGACTGAGTAAGAAAGATTTCAAGATAACAGTATCGCCGATGGAAATAACGTACAAACCATATGGTACCACGGTATATTTCACTGGATCCGACGGCATAGACGATACAAAGGGTATCATCGATGAAGATAATCCAATCAAACTGGTAATCATTGACGAGTTGACGGAGTTCTTCGATGACGGCGACGGTGAAGATGAATTACTGAACATTGAGGCTACATTCGTCCGTGGTAATTCCGATGAGTTCACAATGGAGTATTACTTCAATCCGCCGAAGAACCAGAAAGCACCAATCATGCAATGGGTGGATAAGATGTGCCGGCGACCAGATACAATCCGCATCCACGCAACGTACAAAGATGTACCGGCTAAGTGGCTCGGGCAGAAACTGATTGACAGTGCAGAGGAACTCCGAAAAAACGATGAAAAGATGTATCGCTGGGTATGGATGGGCGAATGCGTTGGCATCGATGATGTAATCTACTACATGTTCAGTCCAGAAAAACACGTAACGGATCGTTACAACTGGTCCGATTTAGCATACATCGGAATTGGTGTGGACTATGGTCAGAAGAACGCTACAACATATCAAGCGTTCGGATTGGATATGAAAAACAAGAAACTCCGAGGTGTCGGTGAATACTGGCACAGCGGAAGAGATACAGGAAAGCAGAAGAGCCCGAGCGAATATGCCCGGGATTTTAAGTTATTCAAGGAGCAACTCGAGGCGTCGCACCCTGCGACATATGAAGCATATATGCAGCAACAGAACGACCCAGAGGCAATCGTGCCAATGGTCAAGAAGAAAGTGACCGATGTGTACATAGATCCATCCGCACAGGGCCTGGCCGAAGAAATACGACGCCTATGTCCGGACGTGATGATTCACAATGCCAAGAATGATGTAGCAGTGGGAATACAGCGTGTCAGCAAATTATTAAGCCTGCAGGTGATGAGTTATCACCCATCACAGAAAAACCTGCAGGAAGAAATGTACCTGTATCAATACGATGAAAAGTCAATCGAGGCAGGAAAAGAGGTTCCTGTCAAAGTTGACGACCACGCCTGCGACGCAGAGCGTTATCTGGTCATGGGCTGGTGGCGGCGAGTTATCGCAATACTGCCACGATTGGCCATAGGAGATAAGGAGGCAAGTGACGAATGAGTTTAAACAAAAACAGCACTACCGAAACGGCAATACAAATTGCCGATAAACAAATAAAATCTAATGAAAGCGAGTATCTGACAGCCGTGCAGGGTTTTATCAAGCAGGTGCTGAATCGAGATATACTAGCTGCAACATACTACGCATATATCAGCGAATGGTTGAGTTGGTATAAGGGAAAAGTTGATAGTTTTCACTCATACAAGCATTTCAACGGTCATAGATATAAACACTGTGAGCGTTTCAGTCTTGGGCTTCCTAAGCAGATCTGCGAGCAATGGGCGGCACTGCTCTACAATGAGAAAGTATGCTTCAATCTCGATACAGACGTCGAAGCAGGAAAGACCAATGATGACGATATGGCAATTCTGCAGAACATACTCGACGATAACAACTTCTCAATCAAGTTTAGTGATTTGGTCGAAATGTATATGGCACTTGGAACAGGAGCAACGACTGAGTACAAAGACAGCGTAGGAAACGTTAAAATCAATTACATTTATGCGCCAATGATTTTTCCGTTGGAAGTAGAAAACGGTGAAATTGTTAGCTGCGCGTTTGGATCATACACAGGCGGCGAGTACTTCGTGGAAGTTCATGAACGACAGCTGAATGGAACATACAAAATCAGCAATCACTATTTCAAGGACAAATCAAAGTCGATGAATGGTAAATATGAAGAAATCCAAAAGGACGGTGTGGTGAAAGAATTCATATCGGAAGTGAAGATGTTCCAGATTTACCGGCCAAACATCAAGAACAATATATCGGTGTTTGCTCCGTTTGGAATTAGTGTTTACGGAAATGCGCTTGATGAAATCAAGGTGGCAGATCTAGTGTATGACAGTTTCAAAAATGAGTTCTTGTTAGGAAAGAAAAAAATCTTCCTACGCGAGGGTGCTATCAATTACAAGAACGTTATTAACGAAAAAGGTGAATCTGAAACAGTGCCGATCTTCGATGAAAATGAAACGGAGTTTTTCGCAATTCAAGATGTAGATGATGGCGAAAAAGGCAAACAGAAATTAATTGAAGAAAGTAATCCGGAACTACGTGTGCAGGCACACACAGAGGGCATGCAAACGGCGCTCAATACAGTCGGCAAGGCTGTAGGATTTGGACTTGATTACTTCACGTTCAAAGGCAACGGAACGTACCAGAACACGACACAGATCATCTCCACAAAGAGCGAACTATATACCAACATTAAGCAGCACGAAAAAGTGCTGGACAGAAGCCTGAAAGAACTGATCAAGGCGGTTATGTACCTACGCATCGGAAAGAAGTACGAAAAAGATATCACCATTGATTTTGACGACTCTATCGTAGAGGATAGCGCGGAAGTCAAACGCCAGGCACTGCTGGAGTTAAACGCTGGAATTATAGACAACGTTCAATATTACCAGGACGTATACAAGATGACCAAAGAGCAGGCAATCAAATTCGACGCGGAAATCAGAAACAGAAAGGCAGCTGCACAACCGGAAGAACCGCTCGAAGATGAAGATAGCGACGAAGAGTTCATCACAACCGGTAGACAGACAGCCAATGGCGAAGAAAAGCCGGATAAGAATCCAGTCAAGGAAGCGGTTAAGAAACCCACAGACAAGAAAGCCGATAAAAAGAGCCGTGAGGGGCTTATCCGAATAAAGACGAAGAAGTAATCACAGGAGATTGATACATGCTTACAGACAAGCAGATAGAGGCACTGTGCGACGAATTGGTGAAAATCTACACTGATATGGAAATGGACCTCTTCAAAGACATTATCCGGCGTTTCCAAAATTATGAGGAAGCAAGTGGCACATTGAAATGGCACCTACAGAAGTTAGACGAATTAGGGTTGCTAAATAAGCAGGCAATCGAAACAATCTCAAAGTATTCCGGCAGAGGAAAAGAAGCAATCCGAGAAATGCTGAAAAAAGCCCAATTCGCCAACTTCGACAAGGACGATCTAACGGAAGCGTACAAGGCAGGTATGATACATCTAAGTATGGAGCAACTGCAGGAACTGCCAATTATCAAGCAGTTACAGAACGTGGCGTATAAAGGCATTGTTAACGACACAATCAAGTTGATAGAAACAAAAGCCCTAGAGTCCACGAAGCAGGCATATATGACAGCATTAAACCAAGCGTATATTGAAAGCGCAAGCGGTACATATAGTTACAACCAATCAATCACACGTGCCATCGAAACAATGGCTAAGAATGGAATAGACGGAGCGACGTATCAACGTGAAGATGGTACTATTCGACATATGAGCATTGAAGCGGTCGTTAGACGTGATGCCATCAGTGCCAGCACACGATTAGCAAATGACACAATGGCCAAATGCGCAGAAGAGATAGGCGCAGAATATGTCGAAACAACTTCACACTTAGGTGCTAGGGTAGGCGATGGGCAGCACGACCACACCAACCATGCGTGGTGGCAAGGCAAGGTTTATGCGTTGCACGGAAAAGGGACTGCAGAGGCGAGCGAAGCTGTGGGGTATGAAATTCAGAATTTCAAAGAAACAACAGGATATGGAGAAGTAGACGGTATCGGCGGTGTAAATTGTCGACATCGTTTTTTTACTTTCTTTCCGGGTATCAGCACACCAGCAGCGGAGCATTACGACGAAGAGAAGAATGCAGAAATCTATCAAGCCACGCAGAAGCAACGCGCATATGAGCGCCGCATTCGACAGTGGAAGAAAGTCCGTGATGCAATGGAAATGATGGAAGATACGCCGGAAACAATGGCAGCTGCGGATAAGGCACGAAAACACATTGAGAAGTTGAGTCAAGCATTAAATACTCACTGCGATAAGTATGGTCTAAGAAGATCATCAGCGCGTGAGCAATACAAATGAATAGAGAAACAGGAGGAAATTAATTATGACCGAAGCATTTAAGAAATTAAAAATCGGCGACAAGAAGCCGACTGAAAAGAAAGAAGATAAAAAGGTCGATAAGCCGGAAGATAACAAAGATGCTCCGAAGGAAGAAAGCATGAAAGATATTCTGCAAGAACACTACAAGAAGTAGGTGTTTATGAGCAGAGATAACGAAGAATCCGGAGTATGGAGATATATAAACGGACACAGGGTGTTTATCAAAAACAAAGTCCCTAAAGACACATTAAGGGACGCAATACAAGAGTATTACGCAAACAAAGAAAACAAGGAATATCATTTGAAATACTGCACGGACAGTATGGATAGATGGGTGGTCACCAAAAATTCAAAATATCAAAAGGCAGAAAAATTGCCGATTATTGATGGTGAATTTGAGTTTATGGGAGAAAAGTACAAATATATCCCAAGAACTAATTTCTTCGACCATAAGCCGGAAGAAATCGACATACTTAATAACATAGCGAAAAACTACGGGATTAAAGTCCAGTTGATACCAAAAATAAATATACCGAACGGAATAAGTACACCGGATGCATTTTTTATATGGAGAAATGGTATTCCAGAAAGATGGGACTTAAAACGAATTTCAGGAAACGGAAAAAATACGCTGATTAATTCGGTTCTGTATAAAGAAAGACAATCTCATAAATTTTTATTTTATATTAAACCGGAGTGCAAATTTTCCAACAAAGAAATAGTGCAATACGCAGATGATATATTCAGATACCCAAATACGCAATTCGTTGATGAAATTGCGGTAATGCGTGGGGGAAAGATTGAAATCGCATTAAAGAAAAAATAAAAAACAAGCAAACTCTGGCTGACACGCAATTAAGCGATAAAGGGTGCCACAGCTTGCTTGTACACCCATTAAACACCAAAAAAAGAAAAAATACAAGTCAGCAAGAGAAATCTTGCTTTTTTCGTTTTAAAGAATAGGAGCCAACGGCTGTGGTGGCACTTAAAAACGCAAACACAGGCGACTCAATAGCAACACAAGAAGATGTTCATACAAAAAGGGAACGCACGGGCATATGAACGGACGGGACCAGACAGGAGGAAAACAAATGGACGGATTAGAAAACACAACAGCAACAAACGCAGGAGAAACTCAAGCAGCTGAAAATGTAACAGGAGCCGATGGGGCTGCTGTAACAACCCCAGAAGCAGGCACAGGAAATGACAATCAGGGCGGTAATGGTGACGGTGGAGATAACACAGGAACTCAAACGGGTACCGATAGCAAAGAAGCAGATCCTGAAGCAAAAAAAGCATTTGATGAAGTGCTCAAAAAAGATAAAGCGCTACAAGCAGAGTACGATCGCAGAGTTGCAAAGGCACTCAATACCTACAAATTGAATCACGATGGTGAGGGAAAAGCGGGTGCAGGCGAACAAGGAAAATCCGGACAGACGTCGAAATCCGATGACATCAAGCCGGAAGCAAATGGAAATGGCGGTCAGCCAACTGTTCAACAATCTGCAGACATTAACGCATTAGTTGCGGCAGAAGTTGAAAAGGCGACTACTCAAATCAGATTTGAAGCATGTTTGCAGAGAACAATGGAAAAGGCAGGCATTAAGGACACAATCGGCTACCTCGCACACATCGATGTCGATGATCTAAAAGCACACTATGACGCTAAGAAAGACACAATCGAAGGATACGAAACAGTCGAGGAAGAAATGAGAAAGTCATATCCGCATTACTTCGGAACCGGCACAGCGACAGGTGGAGCACACGGTACGTTTGAAACAAATAACGATGCACCAATGTCGCTAAAAAGCGCGTTAAACGCAAAATACAGTAAAAAATAGAAAGTAGAGGAAAACAAATAAATGCCTATTACATTAGCAGAATCTAAAGTCGGAATGCGTGACAAGGTCGAACAGACCGTAGTCGATGAGTTCCGTCGTTCAAGTTTCTTACTTGACCAACTAACATTTGACAATGCAGTTTCACCTGCAACAGGTGGCTCAACTTTGGTGTATGGATACACTAAGTTAATGACACCTGCTACTGCAGCATTCCGTGCATTAAACACAGAATATCCAAAGAATGAAGCGAAGCGCAAAGAAGCAATGGCTAAACTCGCAATCTTCGGCGGCGCATTCTCTCTTGACCGTGTAATTATAGATACAGCCGGTGCGGTTGATGAATTAGACTTCCAAATCAAGCAGAAGATTGAGGCTGCGCGCAACTTGTTCCACTGGGCTGTAATCAACGGTGACAACACAAAGGACAATCAGTTCGATGGTCTTGCAAAGATGCTGAAGGGAACTTCAACAGAAATCAAAGCAACAGGATTAGATTTATCAACTGCAGACAAGATGACTCAAAATGCCGACTTATTGCTCGATACGCTCGATGACTTCATGGCACAGTTGGCCGGTAAGCCATCAATGCTCTTGATGAATTCCGTTATGCTTACAAAGATCAAAGGCGTAGCACGTCGTAAGGGCTACTACTCAAGATTGGAAGATGCATTCGGTCGCACAGTCGATGCATGGGATGGCATCCCACTTGTTGACATGGGCAAGTTCTATGATGGCGCTAAGGCCAAGACTGTAGATAATATCGAAATCGCTGAAACAGGTGGAACAACATCTATCTATGCGGTAACTCTTGGCCTAGATGCATTACACGGTGTTACTCCACGTGGTGACAAGATTATCAGCACACACTTGCCAGACTTGGATCGTCCAGGCGTTATGAAAGAGGGCGATGTCGAAATGGTAGCAGCAATCGCGCTAAAGAACACTCTCAAAGCTGGTGTGCTCTCTGGCATTAAGGTTAAGTAAGCCATCGGGCAGAACAATCGAAAGCACAAATAAGTTAAACAAGCATGCTCATATTTCAGAGCATGCTTGCATACTTTTAGAAGAACGGAGGAAAGACAATGCAGTTTGTAGAATTTGAATACTATCGAGATAAATTCAAAGGGACTTTGTCGGAAGATAAATTCAACGTGTTAGCACGCGAAGCCTCCGCAATCATCAATCGCCTAACCATGCGCAGAATTAACGCAGACACGTTGCAGGGACAACCATACGCAAAGGACGTGCAGGATTGCACCTGCGCAGTCGCTGAAAAGATAGAAGAAATGCAGCGAAAGGAAGAAGCCGGAAAGATTTCATCTGAAACGATTGGACCGCATTCCGTATCGTTCAGGAATGACAAGAAACTGACGGAAGCAGAAAAGCAAATCGAATACACACGCGTGATTGAAATCTATCTGTTCGGAACAGGCCTGCTTTATAGAGGGCTTGGTTGCACATGCTGACAAACAAGATAATCGAAATGTTCCCACATACATGCACGATTTACCACAAGCACGGCGACGATGAATATAAGCGCCAGGTCTTGGAGGGCGTATTCTGGTACGGCCCGCAGATGCTAAAATTAGGCGGCAAAGGCGTCGAAGCAACGACCAACACAACGGTTGTTATACCGAAAGAGATAGCAGACACGGCAGAGATTGCAGAAGGTGATTACGCCGTTAATGGAGCAGGCCCAGAGATAACGAGCATGCGAGAGTTGGAACAATACGAAACAATTACTATTAGTTCGATTAGCAAGAATTACTGCGGGCGGCCAAACGATAACAAGGTGATAACCGGTGTCTGATGATAAATTGATGACGGTTGATATATCCGGAATAAGAGCTGCAACGTCAAACCTAACCAGGACGTTAGGGTTAGAACCGGACGGCCCAGCGCAAAAGTTCTTTACACAAGAAATGATGCGTCAAACGGATAAATATGTGCCAATGGATACTGGCATGCTTGCAGGGAGCGCACAAAGGTTTATGGAGCCGGATGCAGTTGTATATTATGCACCGTACGCACAATATCTTTATTACGGCAAATTGATGGTTGACCCTATCACACTTAAAGGCGCGTTTCACGATGAAGAAAACAACATTTTCTGGTCAAGACCGGGCGTTCCAAAAATTATGGATCCTAATGGTCGAGATTTGAATTATGACAAGTCAAAGCATCCACTTGCAGGTCCATTCTGGGCGGAACGTTCGTGGGCGGATAACGGCGAGAAGATTACTGCAGAAGTCGAAGAGTTTATCATGCGGAGGTATATAAAATGAGCAAACCAGAAAGTATAGTCGAGGGAATCAAGCAGTACTTTGACGAGTGCCCGCTGATTAAAAAGATGGGAGCGAAAACGAAGGTCGAGTTCTTAAAGGACGACACTCGCTCGTTCAGCATCGAAACAGTGCCGGGACCGTCAGTAATTGAAAACTACCTCGACGGCGTATCAGAACGTCAATACAGATTCAACTTAGTCGCAAGGTTCAGTTATTCAGAAGAGGCTCGAATGAACATCGAGAACAGTCAGTTCTTTGAAGAATTGGCAGCGTGGATAGAGGAACAGAGCGACGAAGAAAATCTTCCAGAATTACCGAAAGGTGATGAAGCGGAGGAAATCAATATATCAACGACGGGCTATTTGTTTGCTGTTTCAGCAGACTGGAGAATAGCACGTTATCAATTGCAGCTGCAACTCGTGTATATGCACGACTCAAGGGCTGCGAAAAGTAAAGGATAAAAAAGAAAGTGAGGAATTGAAATAATGGGAAAAATTAAACGTTCGCTTTTAAAAACATTCTTAAATACTGATCCAGGCAAAGGCGAAGGACATGAAGAATGGTCATTAATCAATAAGGGTGTTACTTCTCAAAACTACCAATACAATCCGGAGACAACGACAGAAACATACATCGGTGATGATAGTGCAAGTACATCGGTTGACTCTTACAAAGTCAGCGTACAAACTCCTATGACAGCCATTCAAGGTGAGCCTGTATATGATTACATCGATGGATTGAGAAAAAAGAGAGCAGTTGGTTCTGATTGCGAAACACAGGTGCTAATTGTTAATGCGTACGACAAGCAAGCTGGAGGTGCGTTTTCTGCAGAACTCAATCAAGCGACAATTCAAATTACAGAATTCGGTGGTGATGGTGGAAAACCTATCACATTACAATTCACAATTGCGTTGAATGGAGATCCAACGCTTGGAACCGCGAAGATTGAAGCAAATGGAAAGGTAACATTCACTAAGACAGTAGTTGGTGGATAATTTCTGCGTAGATAAAAACAATAAGAGGCAAGTCACATCACAGTGTCCTGCCTCTTTATTTTTGAGTTAAAAACATGCTTGCAAATATTTAACAAGCATCACAAGAGGAGAATAAAAAATGACAGACACAAACAAGAACCAAACAATTAATCAGATCAGAATCAAGCGTCGTGAAGATGAGGTCTATCGCATTAATATCAGCGATGACGGGCAAGAAATCGTGTTTGATTTGTTGGATATCAACTTGCCTTACAAAGTTAACAAGGCGTTCATGGATATCGAAAAGAATCTCAAATACTGTGAGGGGAATATCTTAGCGATCAAAAACAAGTATAAGAACCAAAAGTCAGTTAAAAAAGGCATGATTACGCAGGAAGAACAGGAGATCCAGAACGAGTACAGAAAAATGTATCAGAAAGACCGCGAGGCAATGGACGAATTACTGGGCAAAGGAACCATGCAGGCGTTGTTCGGTGATAACAACTATTTGACTATGTTTGATGATTTGTTTGAACAGTTAGAACCACATTTAAGCCGCCTAGAAATAAACGTAGACAGCGTCAAGGAACGCTTGAAGAAGAAATATCACATCGGCAAAAACAACCGCAACGATGGCTCTGTATTGAGTTAATAGAGGTCTATGTAATGAGATACCCAGAAGCGATTGAAGTAGAAGGGCGCAGATTTAAACTTGATACATCGTATCAAACAGCAATACGTTGCTTTGATATGCTGCAAGATGAAGCAGTCACAGATGCGGAGCGTGGTGTATTGATCATGCTCTTTTTAATTGGCGACATTCCCGAACTTAGCGCTTCAGGAATGAAACGGCTGCAAGAATTGCTTGTCAAATATTTGCAATGCGGAAAAGAGCCGGAACAAGTCAAAGAGATGGACGAAATCTTGACAGAACGTGAGCCAGATATGGACTACTCCTACGACATGGGATTGATAATCGCGTCATTCATTAGCGATTACAACATAGATCTGTCTGATTCAAGTAACGATGATATGCATTGGTGGAAGTTCATTGATCTGTTGAATGGTCTTAGTCCAAAGTCTGCGCTTAGTAGAGTGCGGGAAATTCGGAACAAAGACTTATCTGACTACAAAGATAGTCCGAAAGCAATGGAGGAATTAATACAAGCCAAACGATTGGTCGCATTACCGGAAAAGATTACCGAGAGCGAACGAGAAGCGCTTGATGAATTCGATAGACTACTGCGAGGAGAAACAAAGGAAAATGATTAAAACATAAAAACATGCTTGCAAGGCGAGCATAGAACGGAGGTACTTAAATGAGTGAACAAAGTATGATCCGAATAAACACCAAGTTAGATGCTTCGGGGTTTAGTGCCGGAGCGGATAAAATCAAAAGAAAAATCGAAGATTTAAAAAAAGGAATAGAGCGGATAGGCAATGCCTCTGCAGTTGCTGAAGGAATGCAAAAACAGACTGCAGAAATGGAAAAAAATCTATCTGTACAAGATAAAGCAATCGAAAAGACAAAAAACAAGATTGCAGAACTGAAAAAGAAATATGCTGAACTATCCGAAGCAAAAGCGGCAAAGGAGAACAGCATTGTCGAAAGTGTCAGAAATGATAAGCAGAATATCTTTGACGCAAGTCTCGAGGGCAACTTTGCAGAGAAAAAAGCGCTGATGCAAGGCAAGTCAAAATCGGAAGCACAAGATATCGGTGACAAAGCGTTTGATGCATATATGCAGAAGATCATCGACCAGCAGAAAGAAGCAGACAGTGGGTTCAAACGCATTTCAGCAAGTGCAAAAGATGTGGCCAATCAAATCGGCGAGCAGAACAAAGAATTGATAAAACAAACTGCGCTACGAAATACGATGCAAGCACAAATTGATGGTCAGAAAGCCGATGAGCATGCATTGTTAACAAGAGCCGCTTCAATGCAGAGATTTAGAAATCAATTCGGAGGCAACAAAGATAAAGGTGATACATCGAACGGTGGAGTGATGTCCGGTCTATCCAAAGGCATCGGAAACGCGTCCGGCGGTCTCAAAAATATGCTCGGATTGATGGGAAGATTTACATTAATGACGTTTGGCGTCATGACAGCGTTTAGAGGAATAAAGCAGGCCATAAGCGAAGCGGTTAGCCAAAGCAAAGAGCTACAGGCAGCCATTGCATCTATCAAGATGGTTGCTGCCGTAGCGGTTCAACCAATCGCCGAAGGATTGGTGCGAGGATTGGCAATGGCAGTCAGTTATATCGCCTCGATCATCAAAGCGTTGACTGGTGTTGATATTCTTGCCAAAGCAGCCGCAGCATATGCAGACAAACAAGCGAAATCAGCGAAGAAAGAAGCTGATGAAAGAAAGCGGAGTCTTGCTTCGTTTGATGAGATCGAAGTTCTACAGAAAAACGACAACAAGTCTGGCGGCGATGGTATCGGCGGATTTAGCGATATGTTGAAACAAGTTGATCTCGGTGAACGATTACAAGGTACGCTCGGTAAAATCAAAGACATCTGGGATACGATGGGCAGCAAAATCAAAGAAGCATGGGCTGCCAACGATAACGGGGTGCGCATACTCAGTACATTAAGTGGTATGGCCTCTGATTTGTGGAATTGGTTTGATAGGATACTAGACACTACGCTTGAATGGGTACAGAACTTAAATCTTGAGCCGATGTTTAATTCGATTGCAGGGGCGGTCGAGGCAATGCGGCCAGTGTTCAACGACATATTGAACATACTCGAATGGATTTATACAAACGTAGTCCTGCCAATAGCGAAGTGGCTTATCGAAGGAGTCATACCTGCAGGAATAGACATCATCAAAGGTGCATTGCAGGCAGTGCATTCAGCACTTGAAGCATTGGCGCCGCTGGCACAGGACTTATGGGATAAGATCCTTAAACCCGTCGCTGATTTCTTGGGTGATGTATTTGTGGCAGTACTTCAATTAGTTGCTGAAAAACTGACAGATCTGTCAAATTGGATTTCCAATAACCAAGAGTTATTCTCGACGCTTGTCGGAATTGTGGCTTCGTTAGTACTTGGATTTAAGGGCGTATCCGGAGCAATGAAAGCGGTGGATATAGTTTCTAAATTAGTAACTAACGGTATGGCGGCAGTATCGGGAGCAATCGCATTTATCACAGGACCTATCGGCATTGCGTCGATAGCAATAGGTGCTTTAATTGCAATCCTTGTCGCTCTTATCCTCAATTGGGATAAAGTGAAAGAATTCGCGATAAATTGCGTTAACGGAATAAAAGAAGCGTTTGGAAAAATCGGCGACTGGTTCAAAGAGAAAGTGTTTACGCCTCTTGGAAATTTCTTTGAAAAATTCAGAGATACAACCATGCGAATTCTACAGGCAATAGCCACAGCATTTAAGAATACTCTTGATGGATTTGCGTCGTTGGTTCGTTGGTTTGCTGATCTGATCATGAATATCCTGCGAGGCGCATTTGACGGAGTAATACGTTCATTTAACGATACCGTGCGTTCTATCAAGCAGATTTTCAATGGAATCATAGATTTCGTTGCGGGCGTATTTACCGGCAACTGGAGCCGCGCATGGCAAGGCGTCGTTAATATTTTCAATGGCATCGTCGGTGGTATTGCTTCACTATTTAAATTACCAATTAATGGAATTATCGGCTTGATTAATGGCTTCATTAGTGGAGTCAATCGGATCCGTATTCCAAGTTGGGTGCCAGGATTTGGTGGCATGGGAATTAGCATACCGCATATTCCATACCTCGCTAAAGGTGCTGTCATTCCACCAAATAGACAGTTCGTAGCAATGTTGGGTGACCAAACTCACGGCAATAACTTAGAAGCTCCGGAAGATTTAATCAGACAGATTGTCAGAGAAGAAGCCGGCGGATTTAATCAAGAGGCAATCGCACTGTTGAGAATCATTGCATCAAAGAATTTCTCAATCACGAAACGAGAAGCTGGAGCAGCTGCGGTCGAGTATATCAATGATGAAACAGAGAGAACAGGAAATAGTCCTGTTCTTTCGTTTTAAGGAGGCAGAGCAATGACAAAAATGAGCGTTTATAAAGTTGATGGCGTGGCATTGCCACCGGTTCTCCGAGGTAACGCAAAGTATAGCGAAAACGACCTAGCGGAGGAAGCGTATCGCGACGCGCTGGGATTTACACACAAGAAAACCATACGGTTTGGTGTAAGAAAAATAGAGTTGTCGTGGCCACGTCTAACAGACGACGAGTTGAATTTGATTGCAGATTTAACAAAGGGCAAGGAATACTTCAAATTTGAGTATTACGATCGCAAGAAGAAAATAGCAGGTGTAATCCAGGAAGCCTACAGCGGCAACACATTGAAATACACCATCGACAAGGGTGCGACGAATAAAAAGATATGGAAAGACATATCTATATCCATTATTGAACGCTAAAAGAGCGCAGGAGGTATAAGTGAATGGCAGAAAGTACAAGTCAAAAAACAATTATTCCTGACGCTCTTAAGCGTGAGTTTACGACGGAAACCGGCAGGCCGAAGAATTACACCATTAAGATGAAAAACGGCCCTATATACACAGGAAACAGCCTGTCAGATGGCGGCGTTTCAATTACCGAGAGCTTAAGTTCCAACAATTCGTTTGACCTAGCGGCAGTCGAAAAACCAGTCATTGAATTTACACTGCTGAATTTAGAACAAGAAATCAGCATGCTAAAAGGCAGAGAGGCTGAGTTGAAAATTACAGTCAATGGAATGGAGATGCCAGCAGGTACGTACATCGTTGATAAAGCAGAGAAACAAAACGATCATCTGTACAATATTACTGCTAACGGCATGCTTGCAAGGTTTAATCAAGATGTGAGTGACTGGTGGAACAAGGAAGTACAGTTTCCAATTACACACAGAGAACTGCTGATTGCATTGTGCAATAAGGTCGGTATGGACTATCAAATACCAGCCACATATACAAATAGCAATGCAGTTATCTCTCATAGAAACATGTATGTAAATGGTGCGACAGGAGCAACATTTCTCGGCTATCTGCAGGAGATGTCTGGGTGCTTCTTCACCACATCTCGTATGTTGAATAACGGTAGAACACTGACGATTAAAAAGTTAGAAAATCCAGTTGGTACACCAAGCATGCAGTACACAGGAACGCACTACATCGGAACGGTTGAAGTTGCTGATTACAAAATCAAAAAGTTAGATTATCTACAAATCAGAGCGACAAAGGATGATGTGGGCGTTGTTGCCGGTGATAAAGACGGTCAGAATGCATACATTATCGAGGGGAACCCACTGCTATATGGAATGGGCAGTACAGAACTACAACCGATAGCAGAAGCGGTGTATAACGAAATCAAAGATATTCAATACATACCGTTCACTGCTAATGTGATGGGCTTGCCATTTGTTGAAGTTGGTGACCATATTCAATTCAGAACACCTGCAGGTGCGGTGATTGATACGGTACTAATGAAACGGACGTTTGCCGGCACCCAGTTTTTCAAAGACAATCTCGAAGCAAAAGGGAAAGAGCTTCACGAAAACACATCAAAACCAGCACGAACGATGACGATACTTAATCAGAAAATGCATGAATTCAGTGTTACGGTTGAAGATCTAAAATCTAAAATTAAAAACATCGGAACAAGTTCAGATAGGGTAGTCAGTATTGAACATTTCTTTTTGTATAACAACGGTACAAAACCGGCAGAAGATGACGAAAAATGGACAAAGACAC